GATATATACTTAATCAATAATAAATCTAATGAAAAATTTAGATTAAAATTAGAAAAAATTTAAAGGAGATACAAATGGGTATTATTTCAAACGGAAATACAGTAATTGATAATGGTGCAATTGATGCGAATGAAGTTGATACTACGCAGATAGCTGATGATGCAGTTACAGCAGGCAAGTTAGCTGACACTGCAGTTACTGCAGGATCCTATACAACGGCTAACATTACTGTAGATGCTCAAGGAAGATTAACGGCTGCCGCAAGTGGAGCTGGTGGAGATGGAAGCTACTTTCCTAAATTATTTGCAGCGGGACCAGCTTCAGGAAATTTTACAACTGGTTCAAATGCAGGTAAATATTACGCTTACGCTCACTCTGGAGGAGGAGGCGGAGGTGGCGGGACAGCAAACCAAGGGGGAGGAGGCCAAGGTGGTGAAGGCGCTTTTGCTTTTTTTTCAGGTAACTGTCAAGCAAGTACGTCATACGCTTACGCTGTTGGAGGCCCTGGAAATGCTGGTGCCGGTCAACCGACAAACCCACCGTCAGGTGGCGCAGGAGGAGCAACTAGTGTAACTAATTTATTTACAGCTAACGGTGGAGCCGGAGGATCTGGAAGCCCAAGAAACAGCAACAGTGCAGGATCTCCAGGGGCTAACGGTAATGCACCAGGAGCAACTCATAATTTACCATTCAACACATTCCTTTCAGGTACAAATACATCTGCCAAAGGAAATGGAGGAGCAGGTGGTTCCTCAGGCTCTGGAAATTCTGGTGGTGTAGGACAATTAGTTTTTTTTGATGATGGAGGACAATAATAATGGCATATTTAATAGTAGATAATCAAAATAATTTATACAAAGTAGCAGAAAATGAGGAAGCAAAAAATAATTTAAATTGTACTTTTCCTCCGTATACAACTATCGACATTTCTGATGATGATTTTTTAAAAATTACACAAGGTTTGGTAGAAGTAAATATTTCTGACGGAGTTGCGACTCTAACTGACTTATCAGCCGAATGGACTATTCCAGACGAGGACACTTTAAAAATTAGACATAATGAAATTAAAGAGACTTTAGATTCTTTTTTACGTGCAAACCCTTCTCACAATATGTATACAGAATATAAAAACTATTTTGATTACTTATCTACTTTTGATTATTCAAGTGTTAGTTACCCTATAAGTAAAACTTGGGAGTATTATTGTGAACAAAATTCAATACCATACTTTCACGCTTTACAAATACCATAGATTTGTTTAAAAAGATGTGTGTTTGAAAATATAATTACATTCAGAGCGAGTCCAAAATACATTAAGCATAATCAAAAATATTTACCTATTCCAACAAAAATTAATATTCCAGAGTGGTTTAAAAAATTAGATCATTCTTTAGGTAATAAGACAATTAAAGGCTGTATGCCGTTCCTTGATACTTTAACAACTGGCTATATTCTTAAAATGCCTACTGATTATGCTATAACACACAACACTCAAGAAGAAGGCCCTCCACAATCAGGAATGGCAAGCGGGTGGTTTCATTACAATGGACATCCGATTAATAGAGAAGTAAATTTAAATTACGGAAATCCAGAATTTCATCCTCCAAAACAATTGGAAGGAAGTCCTATGGTAGAAAAAAATAAAAATACTAATTTTCATAAAATTTTAAATCCTTGGCATATTGAAACACCACCTGGATACTCAACACTTTTTGTACCTCCCCTTAACAATACTGATGACAGATTTTCTATAATACCTGGAATAGTAGACACAGATAAATTTCCAGGGGAAATTAATTTTCCAATGGTTGTTAATGGAGATAAATATCCTAAACTTGAAGATATTATAGAGATAGGTACACCTTATGTACAATTAATCCCTTTTAAAAGAGAATCGTGGAAAATGGAAATAAAACCAATGGCGTTAGAAGAAAAAGAAGACAGATGGGTTCTTGCTTATAAACACATTTTGCATAATTATAAAAAAGTTTTTTGGTCAAAAAAATCGTGGAAATAAATTGTAATTTAATTAAGTACATTAAAATAATTGATAATGTTATGCCTAAACTTGTTTTAGAATCTTTATTGAAAGTTTGTAAAGACTCTCAAAGTTTTGGCCAAGGACATGTACTGAAAAAAAACGATTCTGTTGTAGACAAAGAAATGAGAAATACTTTTGTTTGGCCTATGAATAACTTAGGAGAAAAAAGTCTTACAACAGTTCATTGGGCAAATTATCTAAGTTTTTTATTTGGTAAAGCAATAACAGATTATAATAATATTTATAACATCTACGGTAGATTCAATATAAGCGAAATACAAATTTTAAAATATGTTGAAGGTGGTTTTTACAAATTTCATGTGGATCATGATTTAGAACTACCAAGAACATATAGTTGTATTTTATTTTTAAATGATAATTATGAAGGAGGAGATTTAATTTTTAAATTTCCAGGAGATAATAATGAACATAAGATAAAAACTAAAAAAAATTCTGTAGTAGTTTGGCCAAGTAATTTTTTATATCCACATTCAGTTTCACCAGTTGTTAAGGGAGAAAGATATTCGGTTGTATCATGGGCACGATAGGTAAAGATTTTAAATATAAAATAATAAAAAATTTTTTATCTAAAGATGAAATTGATTTATTGACTATTTTTTGTGAGATGAAACATAGAACAAATCTAACTCATTTTGATATAGTTCAATCTAACAACGGAGATACCATGTATTATGGAGATCCAATTTTTGATTCTTTGATGTTAAAAAAACAATCGTTAATAGAAAAAGAAACTGAAAAAAAACTACTGGCTACTTATTCTTTTTGGAGATGTTACACAAAATATTCCATACTAAAAAAACATACAGATAGACCTTCGTGTGAAATAAGTGTTACTGTAAATATAAAAGGAGATGGAACAGCTTGGCCAATATTTATAGAGGGTACCCCATTAAATTTAGAATCAGGAGATGCTGCTATTTATTTAGGTTGTGAATCAGATCATTGGAGGGAAGAATTTAAAGGAGACCATCAATTTCAAACATTTTTACATTACGTAGATGCAGAAGGAAAAAACAAAGAACATTACATGGATAAAAGAAATTTTTGGGGGCAAAAAAGTATTTATGATATTTAATCAAAAAGAAGACGGTTCTTGTGATATAGTTTTTTCTGAAAAAGAAATTGAAATAATTTTAAAGCATAAAAAACTTTGTCTTACTCCAGAATTTCTTAAACACTTTTCTAATAATTTAATTAAAATTGTTATAGAATTTGATAAAAAATTTGACGAAAATACAAAAAATCTAAGCACCACAAAAGACATAAATATAACGGGAACTCAACCTAAAAAAAATGATTGATGAAATAATTGATTTACCTGTTCCTCATAGAATGAATCAAGAAATAATTAATTATTTAGGAAAACAAAAATGGATGTACGTTAATGATAGTGACAAACAATATCAAAATTTATTCTCTGAAATCATAGGTAATCTTGAAATTAAAGATGCGGGACAAGCAATCGTTTCCTACAAAAAAAATGGAGAATTTGAAAAAAATGATAAACTAAATTTTTTTGCATATTTTATTTTTTGTTTAATACAAGAAAGATCTAAATTTAATTTAAAAGAACCAACTAGAATTTATTGGAATTTGTATTCACCAAATTCAGTTTGCCAACCACATTCTGATGATCAAAATTTAAATAAATTTGTGTCCGCGGTATACAGTCTTCATACCAATGATGGAGGAACTTTAGTTGAAAATCAATTTTATAAATCTAAAGAAGGTCAAGCTTTAATTTTTAAAAGTGAAAAGATACACAAAGGCATAGCTTCAAAAACAACCAATTTAAGGTTAAATTTAAACTTAGTCATGGAAATTTAAATTTATAGCCAATGTTTTATTATAGATTATAATGAGGTATAATACCCTATGCCATTAGCAAACATACAAATAGCACCAGGATTTAATAAACAAGTTACGGAGACAGGAGCAGAAGGTCAATGGACTGATGGGGATTTTGTTAGATTTAGGTATGGATCTCCTGAAAAAATTGGTGGCTGGGAACAAATTACATCTGATACTTTAGTTGGAGCTACTAGAGAACAACTGGTTTGGGCTGATTTAGATGGAAGAAGATATGCAGCTTTAGGAACTCATAAAGCCTTATTAATTTATTATGAGGGAGCTTTTTACGATATCACTCCACTAGATACTGCTCTAACAAGCTGTACTTTTGATACAACAAACACTTCAGCAACTGTGACTGTTAACAAAACATCACATGGTTTAGAAGCAGGAGATTTATTTACCTTCACCTCTGTGACACCTCCGAGTGGCGCAGGTTATGTAGCATCTGATTTTACAACAAATACATTTCAAGTTGTAACTTCAGCAATAAATAGTTTTACAATTACTATGGCTTCGGCTGCATCTGGAGCGTCCTCTGCAAGTGGTTCAGCAACCGTTAATCCATATGTTAGACCAGGACCACTTAATGCGACAGCGGGTTATGGTTGGGGAACCGGCACATGGGGACGAGGAACCTGGGGATCTGCCTCAACAACTAGTAACGTACTTGTCGATCCTGCTTCTTGGTCCATAGACAATTTTGGTCAAGTTATGATAGCAACTATTAAAAATGGAAAAACTTTTTCTTGGAATCCTATAAATGCAGATGCAAATGCTTTAAC